ATCAACAAGTTACTGAACTAGGTGCCGAAGGGCAATGGTTTGATGGTAATAACGTTAGATTTAGATATGGATCAGCAGAAAAAATAGGCGGTTGGCAACAGTTAGGTGAATCTAGACTAACGGGTGCGGCTAGAGCTATTCATCATTGGGATGATAACTCGGGTATTAAGTATGCTGCAATAGGAACCAACAGAATTTTATACGTATATTCCGGTGATATCTATTATGATATCCATCCTATTAGAGTTACCTTAACAGGAGCAAAATTTACAAGTACATCATCATCTAAAACAATTACGGTAACATGCACTGGATCACATGGTTTATTTGAAGATGATATTGTTATGTTTGATAATGTGACAGGGGTACCTGCTGGATCTACTTATAGTAATGCAACATTTGAAGACATAAAGTATATGGTCACGTCTGTGCCTACTACAACAACCTTTACAATTACAATGGAGGCTCAGGAATCAGGGACACCTTTAAATACAAGTGATGGCAACAGCACTTCTATTCTTTGTTATGAATCAGTAGGGCCTTCACAACAACTTGGTGGATTTGGATGGGGTGCAGGTTTATTTGGTGGTACAGCTATTGGTCCTGCAACTACAACCTTAGCATCTACTATTAATGATACTGTGACTAATATTCCTTTAACAAACTCAGCAGCTTTTCCTTCATCAGGAGAAATTAGAATAGGGACCGAGGACATAAGCTTTACAAATAATAATACTGCAACCAATACATTAAGTGGGGGAGCAAGAGAAGTTAATGGAACTTCTAAAGCTGCTCACAGTGGTGGTGTTACAGTTACAAATATTTCTAGTTTTTCTGGTTGGGGTGATCCAGCTTCTTCTGACTTTACAATTGATCCTGGTTTATGGGTACTTGATAATTTTGGTACAAAATTAATTGCACTTATTTATAATGGTAAATGTTTTGAATGGGACGCTTCAGCTCCTGGTGCAACATCAAATAGAGCAACTGTTTTAGCAAACGCACCGACAGCATCACGTCATGTGTTAGTGTCAACTCCTGATAGACACTTAGTATTCTTTGGAACAGAGTCTACAGTTGGAGATCCAACAACTCAGGATGATATGTTTATTAGATTCTCGGACCAAGAAAATATTGATGGCACAGACGCTTACACAGTTAGAGCAGAAAATACCGCAGGCACACAAAGACTTGCTGATGGTTCTAAAATTATGGGGGCTATTAAAGGTAGAGATGCAATTTATGTTTGGACCGATACGGCATTGTTTTTAATGAGATTCGTGGGACAACCTTTTACTTTCTCCTTTGAACAGGCAGGGACTAACTGTGGATTGTTTGGTAAAAATGCTTGTATTGAAGTTAATGGTTCTGCATATTGGATGTCAGAAAATGGTTTCTTTACATACGACGGTCAGCTACAAGCAGTACCTTGTCTTGTTGAAGACACTGTTTACGATGATATAAACGCTACATCTAGAGATCTTATTAATTGTGGTTTAAATAATTTGTTTGGAGAAATAAATTGGAATTATTGTACAGCTGCATCAGATCAAATTGATAGAGTAGTTACATTTAATTATTTAGATTCATCTGCAAAAAGACCTATATGGACTACCGGCAGAATTAATACTGAAAATAACTCTTTAGGACAAGCTACAAAAATAGGTTTACCAAGAGCAGCTTGGCAAGATTCTGCTGTATTTGATACCCCACATGCTACACAATACGATCCAACAAATGATGATTGTTATGATGTTATTGGTAATACAGATGGAAGTACGGTATACTACAGCCACGAAACAGGATTTGATCAAACAGATGCCGGAGGAGTTATTACTATTTTAAAAGGTGAAATAATATCCGGTGATTTTGATATTACGCAAAGAAGAAGCAACACAGGACAAGTTGTGGGTACACCAGATTTAAGAGGAGATGGAGAATACATTATGAGAATAAGCAGATTTATACCAGATTTTATAAGTCAAACCGGTACTACTAAAATTACTTTTTCACTAAGTGACTATCCGGCAAGTACACCAAGGACGGCAGCTTTTGATGTTACATCAGCAACAACTTTTAAAAGTACTAGACTAAGAGCAAGACAAGTTGCATTACAAGTATCCAATACAGACGCTAGTTGCGATTGGAAGATAGGTACATTTAGATTAGACATTTCACCAGGAGGAATGAGATAATGGTAGCATTTTATAACCAAGGCGATCAAGATATTTATAACTCAGGTATTAAATTTAGACCTCAGCAAAAATATTTATTAAATGATTATACAGCACCTACAGCACAGATTAAACCTGTACCAACATCAAGTGGGATAACAAATACAAATGCTTTTAATAATAGTGGGGGCGGTGGAGCCTTACAAGTTGGAGACCCTATGATGAATTTTAAAAATTATTATAATTATACTGGTGATAAATATATGCAAAACCAAGACACACCTAATGTAGACATGAACTATGATCAAAAATTACAGTCTAATTTTATGGGTTTTCCAAGTTACAGACAACAAGAATTAACAGGTGCCGATATGGGTGAGTATATTGGATCTAATACAGATATTCCTTTAGAACAAACTATGGCAGGTAAAATACAGTCTGGTTTACAAAGTGCAGGAGGGGGTTTAAAAGGTTTAATGCAAAAATTACCTACACCAGGTAGTTTTTTAAATAGAATCGGTGTACAAAATTTTAATTCTTTATCTCCAGCAGATCAATTATTTATAAAAACAAATACTGGATACAGGGGTCCTACTGTGTTTGGTGAAAATACTGGTGGAGGAAATGTAGATCCATTTGGATTAAATACTGAATCTTTAACGGGTAACTATGCAGGAGCGGTAAGAGATAACTTTTCTCAACTAAAAAATACTTTGACAAAAGATAGACCGGGTGTAACTTTTAATGAAGTAACAGGTAAGTTTGAAGGGGAAGATGAAAACTTGGTAGCAAAAACAAATAAACAAACTAACTTGATAAGAAATAAATTTTTATTTAGACAAGGCCAAATGAATCAGCAAGGTAAAAATGAAGCAGATATAACTGAAAAAGATAGAAAAGAAAGAGAAAGAGTAGGTGCAGTTCAAGGTCTGTTGGATGAGGGAAGTTATGTATCCAGAGACAGTAATAATATGAGTTCAAGTGATAGAGCAGTTGGTGGCGGAGCAGGTGTTGCAGGTTTAGGTTCTTCAGCAACAGATAGAGGAAGTAAAAGTGAACAGGGCTATTCACAACATGCTAAAGGTGGAAGAGTGGGATACTTCTTTGGTGGTAGAGTAAATTTTAAAGACGGAGGCTTAGCAAGTATTTTATAATGGCAAAAATTGTACAATCATTAACTAGAGCAGCTAAAGAATATGAACAAAAAAATGTTCAGTCATTGGTTAGAGATCTTGATGGTGTAATAAATAAATTAAACACTTCTTTTCAAGAAGAACTTAAACAGGAAATAGAAGCGAGAGCTTTCTTCTTAGAATAATGGCAGTAGTAAATCAGTACAAGTTTAAAGGTATAGATAATAATACAAGTGGTAGTGCACTTACACCATTAGGAACTGGTAATCCGTTGGTTAATGAGACTATAGTTGTTAAATCAATATTAGTTACATCAGCAGGCACACCTACAGTTACTGTTACAAACAACAGTATTACCGCTATTAAATCTGCAGCACTTACGGCTAATCAAACAAAAGAATTATTAACACAACCATTGATAATAGAAGGCGGTACAGCTTTTACAGTACAATCAAGCAGCTCAGATTCGTTTGATGTAGCTATCAGTTATCTAAATATTAAAAAGGAGAAAATAGATTAATGAAAGTATATGACGCTAAAGTAGAAGAAACTTACAGACACCTTAAGACTGGTGAGGTTTTTAAGGAAAGAAAAGACTGGGTAGCCAAGGGTTATAAGGCAGAAGAGATGGCACAGGACGTAAAAGTTATCATGCCTGCTCTTGATTTGTTTAGTAAAACAAAGTAAAACGAATAGACTAGGATAAAATTATGGCAATTTCAAGAATGCAACAACCACAACAAATGCAAGGCGGCTTAGGTGCTTTAGATGCTCCAAGACAGGGTTACTTTTTAGGTAAACTTGTTAAGAAAGCTACACGTGCGGTTAAGAAAGTTGTCAAAAGTCCTATAGGTAAGATGGCTATATTGGGTGGTCTTGGTATGTATGCTGGAGGACTAGGTCCTTTCTCAGGTGGTAAATTTGGTGCAGGTTTTTTAAAAGGTAGTGGTGGCAGTCTACTTGGTAAATTAAAAAGTAGTAAAGGTTTTTTAGGTGGTGTCGGAGACATATTTAGAAAAGGTGGAGAGTCTGGTAACAAATTTAGTGTGGGTAGAATGCTAGCTGGTGGCTTAGGTGCTACAGCTTTAGCAGCTCCATTCTTAATGGGTGGTGACGACGAAGAAGAAGCTCCGGTAGAACAAATGAATGTTGGTCAAGTAAGACAAGACGCACAAGATTTTTACAGTGGTCAAGGAAATGCTGGAGCTGGTTTAGCTTTTATGCCACAGAAAAAATATGTTAATCAAAATTTTTATGCTGCTGATGGCGGTAGAGCGGCACTACAAATGGGTGGTGGTGCAGGAGAAGCACAAGCAGAACAAATG